TGGAGTAGCCACAGGTATTACATTAGTTGTATCTGGAGGGCAAGCCGCAGCTAAATACTCTAATACAACTAACAGTGCTTCAATAGCTATAGGTGATGAAATTTCATTACAAGTAAGTACTAGTGTGGCTAATAGTTCTCAAGTTAACCAATATAGTCTTGGAATATATCCTTCTTAATTATGATACAAAATAGATTCACACAGTTAAACACTAATTTTATATTAGAATTACTTGATACTATGGATGGTAAAGTACGTTTCACTTTATTCAATAATCCATCTAATTTGTCTCAAAAAATAATCTCTATAGAAAATAGAATTGATGAGTTTGATCAAATGATTGTAGATTTTTATACAGACAATTCTAAATTAGATTATTTTATATCATTAATGATTCAAGACCATACAACTGCTTTTTCTATCTATAATAATTTGGCTTAAAAACTTCCTTTATTATATTACTAGAAAATAAAGGTTATGTTTTGGCTTATTGAAACAAAAGAACAGTTAAGAGAATTTGTTAATCAAGACTATAAAGAAGTCTTTGTTGAGCTAATCCCATGTCATAATCTTATCCATCCTGTAGCGAATGATGTTTGTGCTGTTTATATAAGACCAACTTATGATTCTAAAGGTTATATGTTATGTATAGATCATAGTGAGACATTATCTATTGGTAAAACATACATAGAAAAAATACTTCAACATATAGACACAGTATATGTTAGAGATAAAAAATCATTTTTATACTATTTTCAATTAAACAAAGTTGTTGATATATCTAGCATTAAAAGTGTAGATATTCAACTTGAACCTGTATTTGATGTATTCTATCGATTACACCCAAATAAGCAAAATATTAACAAGATAATACCAATCTCTAAACATTATGAGACTTGTGAGAATATTTATAATAAACTCCAACAAACCATTTTGGAGCCAAAACCTGAATATATTAAGTTCTATAGTAAAGGAGCTTTAGCATTTTTTGGAATTGAAAAGAATGGTATTAGAATTAATAAAGAAAAGTTTTATAAGTATTATGAACCAAGCAATGAAAATTATTCGATATTTGATGATCGAATTTACACTCAATATAATCTTAACACTACAACAAGAAGACCGTCTAATGCCTTTAATAGCATTAACTTCGCTGCTCTAAAAAAAGATAACCATTCAAGGTCTAGCTTTATACCACAAAATAATGAATTTCTTGAAATCGATATTTCAGCTTACCATCCAACGTTGGCAGGACAATTGGTTGGTTATGAATTTGCTAACCCTGATATTCATACTGATTTTGCACTTCTTTATAATGTAGATTATAAAACAGCAAAAGAATTAACATTTAAGCAGTTATATGGCGGTGTTTTTAAAGAATATCAACATCTAGAGTTCTTCCAGAAAGTACAAGCGTACGTTCAAAAACAATGGGACTTATTTAATAATCAAGGTTATATTGAAACTCCTATATCAAAGTATAGATTTGAAAAAGATAAATTGGATGAAATGAATCCTCAAAAACTTTTTAACTATACCTTGCAAAACCTAGAGACCTCTACTAACATACAAATATTACTTAAAATACATAAAATACTAGCGGGTAAAAATACTAAAATTGTTCTTTACACTTATGATTCCTTTTTATTGGATTGGGATGAAGATGAAGTTGAAGAGTTAGAAGCAATAAAAAACATATTTAAAGAATTAAATTTATCAATAAAAATTAATAGGGGGAGGAATTATGACTTTTAAATCAAGTTATCATATGTATGATATGGACATCGATGTAATTTTTAAGGATTTGAATAATAAGTTATTTTGCACATTCACCAGTGCTGATGGATTAGAACCTCTAATCGAAGACATATCTCAATCATATACTATCATGTATAATAAGATGTTTGTACTTTTTGTTAAGAGCACAAATGAGTATGTTGTCACTTATAATGTTGATCAAGGTAATATTAATGAAATTCCTGAAAATACAATCTTAGTTCATCGTAAAAAAGAAACCAATACACTTTATACTATAAACGCTCTAAACGAATTAATTAAAAAATTAAATGGTGGAGTAGTAGATATAGCTTATAGAGTAAGTTGGCCACATTATAAAAACAGCATATTATTAACTCAACATAATGAGTTGAAACAACTAAATACAAAGGTGTTTAGGATCATTGAATTATAAGGTACGTAACGTTAGAAAAAACACTACGATAGAAAGGCATTTTAAAAGCTTGTATTAGCTAGTTTGGCCTATAAGAATAAATGTAGTATATTAAATAGTAACAATTTAAAACCAAATAAAAATGGACATCAATGCGATTAAACAGAGATTGAATTCTCTACAAGCAACCGGAACCAAGAAAGAAAAGGTTGACTATTCCAAGTATTATTGGAAACCAAAACAAGAAGGTAAGTATCAAATCCGAATTGTACCTTCAGTACATAACCCACAAAATCCATTCCAGGAAGTATTTGTACATTATGGGTTATCTAAATTCCCAACTTATGCTCTAACAAACTGGGGTGAAAAAGATCCAATTGTAGAATTTGCTAAACAACTTCGTCAAACAAATGACAAGGAAAACTGGCAATTAGCTAAAAAATTAGATCCTAAAATGCGAGTATTTGCTCCTGTAGTTGTTCGAGGTGAAGAAGACAAAGGAGTTCGTTTGTGGGAATTTGGAAAAGAAATCTATATGCAATTATTAGGTATTGCTGAGGATGAGGATTATGGAGATTTTACAGATATCAATGAAGGTCGTGACTTCACAGTTGACGCTAACATTGGTGACATTGGAGGCCGTCAAGGTATCAAATGTTCAATTCGTGTTAAACCTAAAACAACAGTATTAAGTTCTGACAAATCAGAAATCAAATCATGGTTAACTGAACAACCTAATGTTTTAGAGTTACAAAAGAAAAATAGTTATGAAGATCTTAAAGATATTCTAAAGCGTTTCTTAAACCCAGAAGAGGAAGAAGAATCTGAGGAGACAGTTACAGTTGAAGATACAAAAGATGAAGATCCAATCTTAGCTAAGGCTGAACAGCCAAAATCTAACTACACACTTCAAGCAAAACCAAAAGTAACTAAAGCAGATAAGTTTGATGCTTTGTTTGGTGATGACGAAGATAGTGAAGACACACCGTTTTAATTAATAACAATTTATGGCTAAAAAGAAAGAATCTTTAATGACAGCAGTCTCAGCTGAAATGAAATCTAGTTTTAATCTAGATAAATTTAAAGAGAAAAAGCTACTTAACAACCCAGTTAAGTTCAAAGAACAAAAATGGATCCCATTTTCAGAAGCATTACAAGATTCAACTTCGTTACCCGGAGCAGCTATAGGCCATATTAATCTCTTAAGAGGACACAGTAATACAGGTAAAACAACAGCTTTACTTGAACTAGCAATTAATGCCCAGAAAATGGGCATTTTGCCTGTGTTTATTATTACTGAGATGAAATGGTCTTGGGAACACGCTAAACAAATGGGTTTTCAAGTTGAAGATGTTGTTGATGAAACAACAGGTGAAATTGTAGACTATAGAGGATTTTTCTTATATGTTGATAGAAGTACATTAGGTACTATTGAAGACACAGCAGAATTTATAGCCGATTTGTTAGATGAACAGAAGAAAGGTAATTTACCTTATGATTTATGCTTCTTCTGGGACTCAATTGGTTCTATACCTTGTAAAATGAGTGTTGAAGCAAATAAAAACAACCCAATGTGGAACGCAGGAGCAATGTCACAACAGTTTGGTAATTTTATTAATCAACGATTCCCATTATCAAGAAAAGAATCATCACCATACACAAATTCAATGGTAGCAATTAATAAGATCTGGATCGCACCAGCTGAAAATATATTTGCTCAACCAAAAATGAAGATGAAAAATGGTGAAACAATGTTTTTAGATGCTTCAATTGTAATTACATTTGGTAATATTACTAATAGTGGTACAAGTAAATTAAAGGCAACTAAAGATGGTAAAGAAGTAGAATTTGCGGTTCGTACTAAAGTATCAGTGGATAAAAATCACGTTACTGGGTTACAAACTAAGAATACAGTTGTAGCTACAGTTCATGGTTTTATTAGTGATGATACTAAAGATGTTAATGAATATAAGAAACAACATGCTCATGAATGGGTACATATCTTAGGAAGTCTTGAAGGTATTGGTTTGACTGAAGACAAATCAGAGTGGGAAGAAAGTAAAGAGAATATTACATTAATTGACGAAGAATAAACATGAACAAGAAAGGCTTACTTGATATGTTGGAGAATATGGACAAACCAGATAGTCCAGCAGCAACATTTAATAAACATAGTAGAGTGTTAATTATAGATGGTTTAAATCTATTCTTACGTAACTTTGCTGTATTAAACTATGTTAATCAAGATGGAGTTCATGTAGGTGGGTTAGGAGGATTCTTACGCTCATTGGGGTTCTTAATTGCCCAAAACAAGCCTACATCTGTTTATATTGTATTTGATGGGGTAGGTTCAACCATTAACAGGAAGAACCTACTCCCTGAATACAAATCAGGTCGAAATCTATCAAGAATGACTAATCATTCTGCGTTTGATGACTTAGAAGAAGAACAAGATTCTAAAATTAATCAAATATCAAGACTCATTCACTATTTAAGGTGTTTACCCGTCAATCTTATATCACTCGATAAGGTTGAGGCAGATGACATAATAGCACATTTATCCAACTATATGGCGGTTAAATACGATAGTAAATGTGTGATTGTGTCCGCAGATAAAGACTTCTTACAATTAGTGAACAAAAATATTACTGTTTATAGTCCTATTGTAAAAGAATACTACACACCTGAAACAGTTAAAGAAAAATTTGGCCTACCAGCTAAAAACTTTATATTGTATAAGACACTTATGGGCGACAACTCAGATAAAATACCTGGATTAAAAGGATTAGGACCTAAAAAGTTATTTAAGTTCTTCCCAGAGTTACAAACAGAAGAGTTGTCCTTAGAATCTTTGTATAATATTTGTGAAGGGAAGTATAAAGAAAACGTTATATACTCAAGGTTGATATTTGAGTATGAGACGTTACAGAAACATTACAAGATAATGGATCTAAGTAACCCGTTAGTAGATGAGAGCGAGAAGCAGATAATAGAGGATGTGATTGAAAGTGAAATAGAGAATACTAAAATAATAGAGTTTCTAAACATGTATAATGAAGATGGTTTAGGTCACACTCTTAAAAATGTAGACTATTGGATCAGAAACACATTCACTACATTAAATAGTTTTAAATAAAATAAGTTATGACATTAAATACACTATCACAGTATGGAACTCACTTCCAGATCAAAGTTTTGTCCTCTTTACTTACCCGTAAAGAGTTTTTAATTAACATTCATGACGTTCTAAGTGAAGAATACTTTGATAACTCAGCCCATAAATGGATTATAGCTGAGATTCTTAAGTATTATGAACGTTATCATACTGTTCCAAGTATGGATGTTTTGAAAGTTGAGATGAAGAAAATTGAAAATGAAGTTCTACAACTTTCTATTAAAGAACAACTTCGTGAAGCATATACAGCTTCAGAAGATGATTTAGTTTATGTAGAACAAGAATTTTCTAATTTTTGTAAAAATCAACAATTAAAGAAAGCACTATTAACATCAGTTGATTTATTGAAGGCTGGTGACTATGATTCTATTAGACATTTAGTTGATAATGCTTTAAAAGCCGGTCAAGATAAAAATGTTGGATTAGAATATAGTAAAGATATTCAATCTCGATATAGAGAAGAACATCGCCCAGTTATTCCTACACCGTGGGAATTATTTAACAACTTATTTCAAGGCGGTATTGGACCAGGCGATTTTGGTTTAATATTTGGTAACCCT